GATTGTGACGAAATCATTGTTCACTGCGCCGTGCGACGAGTCAGTTACCGTCAGGGTCGATGACCCATTCGTTGCTGCAAAGGTGATGGAGTTAGTAGAGGTTTTGCGTATGGGTGTGACATCGTAGTAATTGTCACCTTCGGCAACGTAGTATTTGAAGGTGGTGCCTATGCCGATGTAGCGCGTCGCACCTAGCGATATCCAAGAATGAAGCGCGCGGCCAATACCCAGAAATGTGTTCGTGCCCCGCTTGAACCAGCCACCCACCTTCTCAGCGCGGCCTTTTCGAAAACGGATTAGGTTGCCATCGACCCAACCGCCGCTGTTGGCGTAATCCGTTTCTTCTTTATTGATTCCAGCGCGGAACTCGACCTTTGTGAAAGGCATAGCACATCAGGCCAGTCTAATGATCGCGCCTGTCGCGGTGGGGCTAGGAAAGACCACAGTAAAATCACCCGCTGTGCTTGTCTTATCGCCGCCAAAATCAATGACCGCACACGCCTTATCGGATTGCGTGTCGTTATATATAAGACATCCCCTCGCCGTCACGGTAGCTGAACTCAGCGTCGCGTCGGCGAAGTCGCAGACAGCGGTGGTTCCAGTGGTTGTAGGCGTCACTGATGTGAGCGCAAACCCACCCGACGTGTAACCTGTGCCGCTAACCTGGCCCGTCGTGGTAAAGGCGGTCGTGGACGCTCCCAAAGTCGCACTTGAAGTATACAAAGCCAACTTGAAAGAATTGCCGCTGGAAGCTGTAAAATTATGTGTGCCGACCAACAGCTCTTGTTTGAAACTAGTGGGGATTGCAGAGGTAATAGCCATGTCAAAGCTCCTTGATGATTTTCGCCATGTCTTCATGCCCTTGAGCAGTGAGTAAACCCGTCAATGTCACTCTATCTGAAGCGATGGCACTCTTCATGCCCAACAAGATTAACGTATAAACCTGATTGCGGAAAGCCTCTGCTTGCAAGCGAATATGGGGGTCTGCCTCTTCACTAATGCCCACAATTTTTTTGGTGGTTTGCGCTGCCCAAAACTCTACGTCGTGCCCTTTGTTGTGTGTCGTAGACACCATGACCTGGCCAAGTTGAAATCCAATTTGATCGTCTATCATCCCTTATAAGGCTCCGGGCTGGTGAGCGGCTCAACCGTCTCAATGTTGTGTTTTTGAATCATGCTCGCAAGCTCTGATCGGTTACAAACGACCCACTCACCCTCTGAGTTGGGCATCGCAATTTTTGGGTTTGGGAGTCGATGGTAGCCGTACAAACGCTCGTTGACATCCACATTTTGATCAAGGAGCGATGACCTGGGACTGACACCAACGGTGATACCCATCGCGATCAGTTTGCAAATCCAAAACTCCACGCACGCACGCCCAGCCTCTGCAAAGTGCAAATTCTTACGATATGAAAAATCCATGCCAAACAAGTCAACATGGCCAACCTCATGGTATGCGGCAAACGCTAATGAATACGCCACAGTGGTGTTAAGATAGGCACATCTCTGGTCAATCACGACTTCTTCTAAAGGGTACTCGACTAAAGCGGGCACTCGCTCATCGAGCTCACATGTATAGATGGGCTTATCAAAAATCGGTAACAATCGTCGCATGACGTCGGTTTGATTACCCGCATCCTGCGTGTCCAAAAAACGGCTTGCGGGATCTAGCATGAACACTCTATCGCATTCAAACACCGACAAAGCAGAGTTGATCGTCCAGACTTCATCCCAAGTTTTGCTGTTTTCGACGCCGATGACGTAGTCGATTTGGGATGCGCCTAGACCAATAATTGCAACTTTTTTACCTTGAAGCTCTGGCAGTTTCTCCATCAAGACACACCTGTACGCAATAGATCGTATCTGAACTCGTCGCGTGTGTTGCGACCTTCGCTCAGATTCTTCATTCTTCCGACGGCCTCTTTGAACCGTCCTTCGAAGTTGGCTATTACGTCAGGTGTTTCTTTGAGAAATACTGCCCCTTCGACTAATGTGCCGTACAAGAGCGCATCAGGGTGGTCAGTCGATAAGATGGTCGTGCCCGTGGTAGCGCCAGCAGTCAACGATGCGGGCTTGTGCAGGTAATGCACCTCCACAGTGAAGTTGGCGTTGGGCACGGGGGACAACTCAAAAGCAGAATCATCGAACAGGCTGTAATACTTGGGTGTGCCCGTCGTCGTCGATGTCGGACTGAACTCTTTCAAAAACGACGGGTGTTTGAAGTCCAAATAAATGTATTTGTTACTGCTGTTGATGATCGCGAGTGAAAACGGTGCAAAAAAATCAGACGGTGTCGCCAGAAACCTGTTGCCTGACGATGTCGTGCCTTGGACGTTTTTGCGTTGCTCTGGGAGCTGCACCATCTTGAAAATCCTGCTCTCCGCCTCTTGAATGAAGGTATCGAGCTGGTTCGTAAACGTAGTCTCAGAAACTTGCAGGTAGTCCTGCACGGCTGTTTTCAATGTTGCGAGGGTAAAACTCATGACGTGGTAACCTCCACACTGCCCACACTAGCAGTGATTGCAAAGGTTTGCAAAACTGTGCCTAATTTACCACTTCCCACATTTGTGTACACAGTGAATACTGTGCTGTCATTGCCGTCTGCCGCTTGGTCAGGCCGAGTAACTTGCAGTGCTTGGGGGTCAATGGGGGTGGGCTTGGGCATGAGCTGAGGATGTTTCGGTGAATACTGATCGGGACCGACTAGTAGCCCATCCCAAGTCATTTTCATATCTTTCAAGCGATAGCGGAACCCTGTGATATCACAGATCCCATACGCATTTTTGTTCGATGCGTAAGCCATTACGCGATGTTGTAACTACGCAAATCGGGAGCGACGCGGAACGAGCTTCGATCCTCGTCTTGACTCATCGCACGCTGAAACTCCTCTTCATAGAGTTGCTTGAGCATACCCACCTTTTCAGGCGCACGCTTCAGCGCCAGATAATACGCAAGCCCAGCGGCGAGACACGGATAGAATCGAAATGGGATCTCCATCGTGTTCGCGCCCACGTCAGCGTCGTCTATCCGACTCAGCACACTTAAATGCAATTCGTACTTGCTGTTTTGGTCTGGCGCGGGCCAAATTTTCACCAAAGGACTGATTTGCTTGTCGATCAAATACTGGTTCGGCTTGCCCGTCGTGCTTTTGGTAGCGATATTTGCATACTGCGATCGTGAGAGGCGTGTCATCGGCACATCTGTTGAGACACCACTCACAGTCTCTCTGATGAACACATCCAAAACGTCGATCGTCGCGGTGGGTGTTGTCGCATTGATGGTGTATGACGTCGTGTCCTTTACCATCGTCAAAACTTTCTGATTGATCGTCCACTGGTTGAGACCCCGATTGGCCCACTCTGCCAGCATCAAGTTCAGTGAACGGGTGGCAGTTTTGAGGTCATAGCCCGTGCGTAATTCTAAGCCGCAACGCTCAAACGCCTCTTCGACGTAGTCTGCTACGTCAAGCTCAAAATCTTTACTCCCGCTGACCGTCATCATCTGTCTCCGCGTACAGGTTGTCGAACACCTGGTTCACATCAAGAGTGTAATCTAAATCGCTTTTGCTGTAATGAATATGTTGCGATGGACGGAAGTCTGGCGCACCTTCCCCAGTTTCGAACCAGGCGGGATGCGTGACGCGCACGCGGTTGTTAGGTAGCGCAACAATATTGCCAGTCCACGGCCCCGCATCAAGTAGCTCAAGCACATGGCTTTGTTTGTGTTGTGCCGGGTCGTCCGCGATTTCGTTGTTAGTGTAATCGACGGTGAAAAGATACTTGGCGGGATACATTTCACCATCGATTTTGGCTAACCACGGGCACGGCGTGCAACGATCGAGCACATACACCGCATGATCTCGCGATGAGCAGTCCCACGGTTGCGCAGCCCACACAGGCATTGGGTCAGGCCACTCCTCAAGCGGCGTGTCGCCAACGAGCGCAGTAATTGGCATGCGAGCCCACATCGCACCACCATGCACGTTTGGTTCATTCTCATCGTCATAGGTTTCTGCACCCGTGAAAATGACTTGAAAGCTCAAACACCGCGTGGGCATGGTGGTCACGGCGATTGCCATCGCATGGATGAACTCACCGTGATACTCGGTGTGATTGTGCGTGTACTCTTTACGAACCCAACATTTGAAATACGGAATGTTGCTTTGTAGATACGCCACGCTTAACGGCCATAAAGTCCGCTATTTTTGTTGGAGGGCTTTCTCATGCTACCTGCGGCGCCGCCTTTCGCATAGCTCTTTGTGGCCATCTTGCCACCTTTCGCCATACCTTTTGCTTTCATTTTGCCGCCCATCGCCATGCCTTTGGCTTTCATCTTGCCACCAGCCATCATTCCTTTCGCCTTCATTTTGCCGCCAGCTTTCATGCCCTTAGCCTTCATTTTGCCGCCAGCCATCATGCCTTTCGCTTTCATGCCTTTTTTCTTGTGTCCCGCCATGTCATTTACTCCTTGATTGAGATCGTTTTTTTCGCCCTGCACAGTGAGCTTTCTGCGAAAACCCCCGTGGATTGGAACAGTTTACCTTGCGCTTTCGGGCCGCGCTCCATTTTTTACCCACGCGGCACCCGCGTCATTTTTTGCTTACTGGGCAAAATAGCACCACACCCACGCGCTTGTATCATGGTGACAGCACCGCCATCGCGTGCGTAAGTGGGTACGTTCGTGGGCTTGCCACCCACACCTTGGCGCTTCGCTCGCTTTCTCCTAACCGCGCTTTTTCTTTCAGCAGCGGTCATTTGTTTAGCTTCAGCGCGCGGCACACATTTTGGATACTTACGCTTTGAGCCTTTGGTCTTTGCTCGACCGCACGCTTGGAACTTGCCGTCTTTTTTTGGTGCGCCGATATCGACCCAATCGCCACCTTTGCCTTTACCAAACCATTTTTTCAAGCCGCCTGTAGGTTTAGCCACGGGGTACTCTCGTCATTTTCTTTTTGCTAGGCAGCATCGCACCACACCCGCGACTTTGCACCATGACGGTGCCGCCATCGCGCATACCCTTGGCTTGTTTTGCCATGCTCTTTGCGATAGCCGTGCCCCGCTTTTTTTCATATTTGCTGAGTTTGCCATCTTTATCGAGATCGCTTTTCACCGGGTCAAGCGTCACTTCTCCGCCGCTGGCGCCTTTGTACTTTCCGCCCATCCGCTTGTACTCTTGG